AGCTGATAGATCTATATGATAAGGTAAAAAATACACCAACTAAACAAGATGCCTTTAAACAAAAGCGCCTGAATATGTGGGTGCAATCTGTCGAGCGCTGGCTTGATATTGATAAGTTAAAAAAACTGGCAAAGAAGATTCCTGATGATAAGCTGAAAGGCAAGGCGCTATGCTTCGGTTATGACGCTGCGGAAAAAGTAGATTTCGTATCACAGGTAATTCTGTTTCCACCGGATCCGGAAACAGGCAGAAAGCATCCATATCTGAAAAGTTATTTCTGGCTTCCGGAAGGCGCACTGAAAAGAAGGCAGAATAAACGGGTGCGCGATCAGATAAGAGAATGGGCGCATGAAGGATATATTGATATTATACCTGGTGAAGTTGTAGATCTTGACTATGTGGAAAGGGTAGCAGTTGAAAATGCTGCAAAGTATGGTGCCGGTATAATGCTATATGATCCATTCAAGGCACAACAGATGGCGGTGCGTGCTCAGAAAAAAGGAATTGAAACAATAGAATTCCGGCAACAGCCAAGTGTATTCAATGAACCATGTGAAGAATTTGAACGGATGATATTGTCCGGTGAAATAGAGCATGATGGTAATCCGGTATTTATCTGGATGCTTGGAAACATGGTCAAGAAAACTGATGAAAATGGTAACATCAAACCAGACCGCAAGCGATCCGGCGATAAGATTGATGGCGGTGTTGCCGCGATCATGTCACTAGGAGAATACATATTGCCGAAAACTGAAGTGGGAAAAACAATTCCAAAGGGATATAGATCACCAATGAACAGGTAGGATGATGGATAATTTAGTTTATGATATATCAAATTTTGTTGGATTGCTTTTGACTAGCATTGGTGTGGGCTTGATCAGTATTCCCTGGGGATTGATTACAGCCGGTATCCTGCTGATCGCATTGAATGTTTATAACCAAAGAATGATGAAGGGTAACTGATGTTTATTTCTGCCCAAGTCCAACGTCAAAAGAATGTGAACAGTGATGATTTCTGGTTCAGTCCAATCGGCGGCGCAACGGATTCGGGAGTGCGTGTTTCATCTACTCTGGCAATGCAGTTATCAATATCATATGCCTGTGATAGGGTACTGTCTGAAACAATAGCGCAGCTTCCATTGATATCGTATATGCGGCGCGTGGCTGATGATGGCAGGGACAGAGATACTACAGCAGATATATCTAAGTTGCTGCATGATCAACCGAATGAGAATATGACCAGCTTTGAATTCAGGCGATTGATGCAACACAATGTGAACATGCGCGGCAATGCATATGCTGAAATTATCTTTTTACCGAATGGAAGAATCGATGCGTTGATTCCCCTGCATCCTGATTGGGTAACTATTCAGTTGATGAAAGATGGGAGTTTGCGCTACACATACACAGATCCATGGAGCAGAGAGAAACGAATCATCTTATCATCCAGCATGTTTCACATCAAAGGCTATAGTGATGATGGTCTGGTGGGATTAAATCCAATCCAGGTTCAAAGAAATTCGATTGCAACAACCATTGCAGGCAGAGCGTATGATGCCAGATTTTTTGCGAATGATGCGCAAACGCCTGGCGTAGTTACAATGCCAGGGAGCTTTCAAGATTCAGATGATCGAGCACAATGGTTAAAAGATTATAATAAAAGGCATCGAGGGAAGCGCCAGCACAGTATAGAACTGTTTGAATTTGGCATGGAATATACAGCAACAGCCATGAAGAACATCGATGCACAATTTATTGAAGGTATGAAATACCGTGATGTGGATGTGGCCAGGATCTTCAGAGTACAAAATCATAAAGTTGGTATTCTTGATGATGCGACATTTTCCAATATTGAAGAACAGAATATTGACTTCGTACAGAATACGATATTGCCGATAGCTGTTAATTGGGAACAGGCAATAAAGCGCGATTTGATAATCAATGATAATCTATTTGCAGAATTTCTTTTAGAAGGTCTGCTGCGCGGTGATACCAAAGCACAAACCGAAGCGGCAAGCAAAGCAATATTTGGTGGTTGGATGAACCGGAATGAAGTCAGGCGCTTGCAAAATATGAATCCAGTTGAAGGATTGAGTGAATTCTTGGAGCCAGTAAACACACGCGAAGCCGGAAGCAGTTCTAATAATAATGACATTCGCGGATCTGCGCTGACTGAAAGAGGAAAGAATCTGGCACACAAGGCAGCAGAACGGATTGTAAATAAATCTATCGTAGCTACGCGCAAGGCATACAAAAAATATATGACAGGATCAGATGGTGCGGATCCTGAAGCAATGCTTGGATGGGTAAAAGATTTCTATGCTGGCCATGGTGAATTTGTTTCTGATGTAATGGTAACAGATAAAGACACTGGTGAAAGATATGCTGCCGGTACAATGAATGCAACTATAGGTGCGGTGGTTGCAGAAATGCATGGACATGGTAATATGGTTGAAAGTTTAATGGCTGAATGGGAAATCGATCGTGCATCGCATTTGGCAAAAGTGGGAGTGTTTAACAATGGGTAACTACAAAAAGATTGCAGCAAGGTTCTTCAATCAGCCATGGGCAATAACTTATGAAAAATTGCAAGAGCTGGTAGGATTCATGGAAATTAAAATGAATGGTGGAACTATAAGCGATGAAACTATTCAGGCGGCAATTAGCGGCAATCAGCGACTTGAAGAAAGGAAAGCCGGTGCTGTTGCAATACTACCAATTTCAGGAATACTTGCGCCACACATGGATCTGTTTATGCAAATTAGTGGTGGAACATCACTTGATGTTTTGACAAAGCGCTTTCGCGCATTGGTTGATGATAGCAGTGTTGGCGCTATTATATTGAATATTGATTCACCAGGTGGATCGGTTGAAGGATTGGCTGAATTTGCTGATGAAGTATTCAATGCAAGATCCAAGAAAAAAATTGTGGCCATATCAAATACGATGGCAGCAAGTGCCGCATACTGGATTGGAACTGCAGCAGATGAATTTGTTGCGCTGCGCAGCTCATGGATCGGATCGATCGGTGTATTCACTGTGCATCATGAATTTTCAAAACAGTTAGAAGATCTTGGTATTGGATCCACAATCATATCTGCTGGAAAATTTAAAACTGAAGGGAATGAATTAGAGCCATTAACTGAATCTGCACAAGCGCACATGCAAGAATGGATAGATCATTTTTATGATATGTTTGTTCAAGCGGTTGCCAGAAATCGTGGTGTTAGTGTTGAAGATGTTACGAATGGTTTTGGTGAAGGTCGGGCTTTACCGGCTGAATTGTCACTGAAAGAAAATATGATTGATGGCATTGAAACACTGGATGAATTGATTGCCAGATTATCAATGCCTGATCAGCAAAATGCCAGAGCACGTGCAGCAGCACAAGCGCGGCAGCGAACATTAGATCTGGCAAAAAATAATTAGGCTGTAAGCCTGGCGCTGCATCCGATGATGCGGTGAACGGATCCGATGATCCATAATAATAACAATCCTAAACGGAGATAAAATAATGAATGAGAAACTCAGAAAACTATTAGCTGCAAAGCAGGCCAATGTTGAAGCTGCGCAAGCAGTGAATGACTTGGCAGTCGATGATGTTTTAACTGAAGAGAATCAGACAGAATATGATTCTCTGATGGCAAAGATTGGTGCGCAAAACAAAGCCATCGCCAGGGAAACATCATTGATGGAACAGGCCAGCAGTTTGGGCGCTGATGAAATAATCAGCGAAATCGATGGCGGCGGCGATCAAGTCATTGTCGGTGTCGATCGTACAACGCTTGATCCAACCGGTGGATTTGAAAGCTTCGGAACTTTTGCAGCTGCGGTCATGAGTGCGAAGCTCGGTGGGCGCATTGATGAAAGATTGCGAATCGATGCAGCTGCACCGGCAACATTAACCAGGGAAGCGGTTGGCGTTGATGGGGGATTTCTTGTACCGCTATCCATGAGTGAAGAAATATTCAGGCTGATGTTGGAAGAAGATTCCTTTATTCCATTAACATCCAACCAGACTGTTGAAGGCAATTCAATGACCTATCGCAATGATGGTGAAGTTACTCCATGGGGAAGTACGGGGATCCAGGCATATTGGATTGAAGAAGGCGCGGTTATAACGCTTTCCAAGATTGCGCCGAAAACGGATGAAATCAAGTTGCATAAACTAGCAGCGTTGGTGCCGGTAACAAATGAAATGATGGAAGATGTATCAGCATTAACCGATTACCTGACGCAAGAAGGATCAGCTGCAATGCGCTGGAAGGCTAATGATTCGATCGTCAATGGCGATGGTGTTGGCAAACCACTTGGAATTATCAATAGTGGTGCTCTGGTAACACAGGCAAAGGAAACAAGTCAAACTGCTGATACCATAGTTGCAGCAAATGCTGCAAAGATGTATGGGCGCTGGCATAAAATGACTGCTGGACAACGGGCGATGATCAATCCTGATGCCTTCAATCAGATTATGCTGATGACAATTGGCGATCAACCAGTATGGACACCACCGGTGCAAGGTTTTAAAGAAGCGCCGGATGGCTTACTGTTTGGAAGGCCAATCGTAATGTCTGATCATTTGCAGACACTTGGCGATCTGAATGATTTCCTGTTTGTTGATTTTGGTTTCTATCGCACGCTAAATAAAGTTGGCGGTGGGATCAGAACGGATGTTTCATTGCATCTGTATTTCGACAGTGATAATACTGCATTCAGGTTTGTATTCCGGCTTGGTGGTCAAAGCAAGATGTCAGGTGTGATCACACCGCCAAACAGCACTATCACAAGAAGTCCATTTGTAACGTTAGCTGCGCGTGCATAGCAGTTGAATGGATTTGGTTTGGTTTAATTTTTAATTGTTAATTAGGGGAAAATAAAATGATTAACGCACTAGCCAGTGAATCAGCTGCAATTGTTGCAACCATAGATCCGGATGCACAAACAGCTGGCGCTGTCTTATCCGATTATGTTGCTGCAAAGGATTTTGCAAATTTTCAAGCCATAATATTGGCTGGAACTTTGGGATCCAGTGCAACATTGGATGCAAAGTTGCGGCAAGCAACTGATGCTTCCGGAACAGATGTGAAGGATATCACTAACAAAGCCATTACTCAACTTACAGAGGCATCGCCGGATGATAGCGATAAACAAGCTATCATCAATCTGAAGCCTGAAGAGTTGGATTTGGCAAATGACTTCACGCATTTCAATCTTGTGATCACTGTTGCCACAGCCACAAGTGATGTTGGTGGATTGATTGTCGGTCAGGATCCAAGGTATGGACCGGCAAGCGATAATGATCTTGCTTCGGTTGCTGAAATCGTTGAATGATCATCGGTATTGATTGAATCATAACACAGGGGAATGGCGCTGCTGTTCCCCTGTTTACCGGAGAAAATAAAATGTCGAAACTGAAAATAAGATTCTTAAAGGACCATCAGCAGTTTGATGAAAAGATGCTTGAATTTGCAGAAGGTGAAGTGTGTTCAATGAATGAAGCATCTGCCATGCATTATGTCAATCGGCAGGTTGCGGAATTGGTAGGCGCAAAGACAAAGGTTGGAAAGCCTGAAAAGCAAATCAAGATGGATGATCCACCGGCTGATGATCCACCGGCTGATGATCCACCGGCTGATGATCCACCGGCTGATGATCCACCGGCTGATGATCCACCGGCTGATGATC